AATAGTAAAAATATTTATTTTACTCTGTTAATTAAAAAAAAGTGAAGAAAAGTTTGGTAGTTCACTAAAAAAGTGATAACTTTGCAGCAAAAACAATATACATTACTTGTTCCTATTTAAATATAGTATTATATTAAACATATAAATAAATAGAGAAAAGTAGAGTAAAAGTAATATAAAGTTATAAGTTGCTATTTACTGGGCTCTATTCTTATCTCAAACACACCCTATATATTAAACAAAAAAAGGGCATACACCTTGTGGGTGTAGCCCTTCTTATTATACTAAATGCCTTCGGCAGTTGTTTAGTTGTTACTTATTGTTCTATACTTTTCCATACCTCTAGAACCAAAATAAGCTATATAAATACCAAGTAGAAGTGATTTTAATAAATCAATCCATTCGTTAGGTACTGTAATACTTTGGTCAAAGCTATCTAAATATATAAGTACAACTGTAGCTAATGTTAAAAATATCAATGATAATGGTCTTACGTTTTTCGATAAGTAAGAATCTGATTTCATATCAGAATCCCATCTTGAAGAAACACCTTTCATCTCTTGTATATCTAATTCCATAACTTGTAAAGCAAATGCTTTATCTTCAGCAGATAATGATTCAGAGTTAGTGATTACATCAATAGCTCCATCAATATTACCTTGAGTTAGATTAGCTACTACTTTTAATGATTTTCCTAAATCTATCTCCCTAAGAAAGTCACCTACTCTTGTAGTACCGTGTTTATCTTTATATTTTCCCATAATTATATATATTTAATTATCACTATCATTATAGTAGGTATTACAGAATAAATGTAATCGTATATATCGCAATTACCTTTACCTAAATACTTATCATAATATAATTCTTTTATAGCTGGTATAACTAGTGATAAAATTATACCTATAATATTAAAAGCTAATATTAAACAAAAGGATATTACTGCACCCCAAAAGAAGTGCAATAATTTATCCTTTTCTATATTTGACATTATGTTAAACATCTTATATTAAGAAGTCAATACCAGTACATTCAAATCCTTTAACGTATAAAGAATCTAAAGCATCTTTACCTCTTTGAATAAGAGTTGAATCAGCAGCTATTTCAGCAGCAAAATCACCATTATCGAATCTAGTTTGGTAAGTAGTACCAAAGTCAATAGTTTGACTAGCAGTACCAATTTCTGGGTTAACACCATTAACTGGTAATCCACCTTGACCAAATGGTCTATCTAAAGCTTCCAATAATTTAACTGTATTTTCCAAACTCATATTCTCACAGTCTCTTACAAAACCACCCATAATACCAGAACCATTGTTCTCGTTTAACTGTACATCAGTTCTAGTAGCATCTACACCAGAGAAATCCCAGTTAGAGAAGTCATAGTTAATTGCAGTTTTAGCAAATGCACTTCTAAATAATACAACGTTACCAGAATAAGGAGCGAACTCATCTAATCTAGAACCAGTATAGTTATTTCTATTCTTTACTACAGAGTGTAAGTCAATTACATTCTTCATAGTTTTCCAGTTTAATTCACCAGCCCAAGAAGAAGTATTTGGACTCTCTATACCAAACATATAGAATAATGTTTTAGCAGAACTCATATCCCAGTTAGAAGGGTCAATTAATAATTCACCTTCAGCACCATAAGAATCGTGACCAGTATGACCAAACATAGCAGTAAAGTTCTCACATTTAGAGAAGTTAAATTTCTCCATAGTACCTAAAGACTTAGCTCTTGTGTTTTGCCAAGCAAAGTACTGAGCATCTACTACTTTAGCGTCATTTACTTTTTCCCAGTTGTGAATACCAGTAGCACCTTGGAAAGAATCACTTAATGCTGTAGAGTGATAACCAGCCCATCCTACTATATCGTTAGGAACCATATTTGCACCACGGTTAGTTATAGAACTCATATCGTTTCTCATATAGAAAGCATAGTTCATATTACCACCAGAGAATGATAAAAAGTCTTGATTAGGTTGGTCAATACCGTTTTCAAATATTCTTTGACCGTTACCCCATTTGTTACTATCCCAAGAGTTAACTGTTGCAAGTGCTCTATTTGTAAATACACCACCAGATTCAGTGTTACCTTCACCACCATCCATAGTGTCTTCAAATGCTCTATATAAAGAACATCCTTCAGCGAATTGAGGCTCATCAATAGCGTCAATTACAAGTGAGAAGTCAGAAAAAGCTTTTCCGAATCTTTCAAAGTTTTGTATTGTATTTTTCTTACCCCATTGTAAAATAGTTATAGGGCTGTTATCATATACACTACTATTAGAGTTCATTGAGAAACCACCATATTTAGGATACTGTCCACCAGATTCGTTTTCAAATATATTTAACTGACCAAATTGTCCGTTAATAAAAATCTTAACTATATCATTGTTTCTTACTTCATTAGAAGCGAAATCAATAGCAGTTAATCTACCAGTGTATTCAGCAGTCATATCAATATCATCAAAGATACTGTTAATAGGTGTGTTATCAGCTTTAAAAGCAGCTCTAAATCCTCTTGTTTCGTTAACTATTTCCCAATTGAAGTACTTACCACTATTTTCAATAGTAGCTACGTTTTCAGCTCTATTACCAAATAAATCTTTAACATCAATACCAGCAGTAAAAACGTCAGAGTGGTCTGTAGCCGTCATAGAGAAACAAAATAAATCTTCATATCCATTTAAATCTGAATTAACTCCAATTATAGTTCTAGACTCATTTATATTGTGTCTATATTTTCTGTTTGCCATTTTATTTTAATTATAATATTTATTAATAAATTTTTCTGTTACATCTATATCATTAAACTTTACATTCTTATACTCACTTGATGCATCAAATGAAGGACAAGCTTTACTAGCAAAGTCATTATGACCCCTAACAACAGCATTAGGGAATTTTAATTTTAATTCCAATATGAGGTTTAACAGTGATTCTTTCTGTGCTTTAGTTCTAGTATCTTTAGGTTCTTTCATATCAGCAGTCATACCACCAACATAACAGATACCTATAGAGTTTTTATTAAAGCCTCTCACGTGAGCTCCAGCTCTTTCTAACGGTCTACCGTTTTTAACTTTCCCATTTAATTCGATAACGTAGTGATAACCTATATCTGACCATTTTCTTTCGTTAACGTGCCAACCTCTTATCGTTTCAGTACTTACGTCTCTACCTTCTGGAGTAGCTGAACAGTGAACCACTATTAAATTTATATCTCTCATATTAATATCTTAAATCTTTAAACTTTCCATTGAAACTATTGAATGCTCCTACACCATCCTTTGGTATCAATGCAATTGCCATACTTACAACTTCAAGTACAGCTAATAAATTTTCATATTTTGATTTGTGAAAATTACTAGAGAAGATACTTCCTACTCTAGTTTCGACTACTTGTACAGTACCCATACGCCATCTTTCAAACGTATCGACAGCCATATCAGCGTCTTTTACTGGAATACCCTTCTTATAGAAATGTATTCTAGTTTCTTCAGTATACTCAGCAATTATCTTGCCCATAGTTCTACCTATTTCTCTTTTAAGTTCTGTGTTATTATCTATAGAATTTGTACGGTTAATTAGGTCACCAAACCCTTTTGCTATACTATCTAACTTAAAATTCATAAAATCTACAAACATCTCAGATTTAGTAGCGTCATATTTTTTACTAGTGTAAAACTTAGTATGCTTACATTCTAATCTTGTTTGTTCGATAACAGCAAATATATCGTGGTCGTGCAACGATAATATTCTTTGTTCAATTTTGTTTTTAAATAAAACATTACTTATAGAGTCCTTTATCTCACCTAACAAACCTACACACTTTTCTTTAAATAAGTATACAAGTAGGGAAGCTATTACTGTTAGTAAGACTACCAATTGTTGAACAAGTGGTAAATTACTTACAAAGTTATCCATAATAGTTAGTTTTAAAGCGAAAGAGCGGTACTCTGACCGCCCTCTCTATATATTAAACAATTACAATACCCATCCAGTGAAATTATAATCTCTTTCTGGGTACATATCTTCATCTTGATTACCAGTGTACTCTGGATATAATATACTGTTATAATTCATATAATCTACGAATCTTCTAGTATAAAATTCAGCAGTATCGTTAATCTTTCTCATCATATAACTCATTTCTTCTTGAGTCATAGCTATAGCTCCTTCTGGTGCGTTTTTAAATACACCACCGTTAGCTACAGTAAAGTTTAAGAAAGGTATAACTTCACTTTGTGTATACCAAATTAACATTGGCTTCACATAGTCATCAAGTAATAATTTATAGTCAGCATTAGCTGGTAATAATAAATCACCAGTAATGATTAAGTCTTGAAGTTTTTTATACAGTTTACCACCTAAGTAGTTTTGAACTCTAACATCTTGAGCAACTTCAATATACTGTACTAGCTTATCTGGGTCTACTGAGCCATCAATACTAGATTTTCTTTTTAGGTCTTTGACCGTTATAAATAAAGCCTTACTCATTGTTATCTGTATTTTCTAATTCAACTTCCTCAATAACATCCTCAATGGTCATTTGTATATCATACTTATCTTTTTTCTCACAAGTACAATCATCACAAACTTCTTCACCATCTGGACATTCTTTCTCTAATTCTTCTTCTACCTCTTCAGATAGGTTAACTGATGACAAGTCTTGCTTCTCACCAGTTTCCTCTTCTCTTTTTACTTTTGTAGATATATTATCTAATTCTGTAAACTCAATTGGTTGTAGAGTTACAAAGTATAAATCAAGACTAATTTTATT